CAACGACTCATCCGGGCGCATAACCAAATCACTGAAACGCACACCCGCATCCGTCAACTCGTTGCTCGTGCGCTCACGATCCTCCTCGAGCCGACCCGTGACCACAAAAATAGACGTGTCCGGAAACGAACCAAGATACGCCAACAAATTCTCGTTCGTCTCGCCGTCAATAAACAACGTGCCGTCAATATCAGTCACCACAACCTGTGGCCCCGACTCATTACGCTCACCCAAAAACTCAACCTCCTCAGCCAACGAAATCGCAACCGCCTGGTCAATCGCAGACTCTTTAGTTGTGTGGCAACCAAACACCTCATCGGAGTCAACAGCCATGACAGCCCAACCCGAACAATCAGCGTTTTCCTGCGTAATGTAGTAAGGCATAAACTTCTCCGCTAACCTGCCACGTTAAACACGTTGACATTGACAGAAGGGGAAGCCGGACGCGTCGGGTTAGATCCCGTAGCCGTCGGAGTCAACGCCATACCCGCAGCAGGTGACCACCAATAAAATTGCAAAAAATCACCGGCGTTTAACGTAATGATGTCTTTGACGTTTCCAAGAATTTGGGAAGCCTGTGCGCTCGTAGTCGTAAACGTAAACGCAGAGTTTGCTTCAATCGTCCCGTTCTTAGCAATCCACACGGTTATGTTGTAGTTGCTTGCCCCACCAGTAAACGCAAACTGACCAAGAAACGAATAAAGGTAAGTTCCGGCATTAGTGAAAGTAACTTTTGAACCGTCAACCAAAGTAACACCTTGACTGAACGAACTCCGGTTCATGGTCACAAGATTTGCGGCGGCTGTACCTGCACTTGCTTGTGTCGTCGAATCTTCAAACGAACCCGCATAGAAAACTGGTGCCCCACTAATCACTGTTGCTGTGGCCGCGCCCGACGTTGTGACCGTGGCAGAAGCAGGCGGAATAACATCAACGACAGCCGTCGAAGTCGTCACCGTCACAGTGGTCAACGCGTGACCTCCGGCGACACAATAAACGTGCCCTCAACAAGACGCGTCACAGTCGAACCGCTCACAAGCTCAAGATCATAAACGTACTGCCCGGAAGGCGTCGCGTCAATCGCAGCCGTCTGCGTAGCCGTCAACTCCACAAGAATCGTCCCAGCCGTCCCACCCAAAGTGATACCAGTGCCCGAAGTCAGGTTCACAATGGCCGAACCGCCATCAAAACCATCACGCACCTGCATACGCGCCGAATACCCCGACAGGTTGACAGGTGTCCCGCCGGTCTGCCACGTCAACGTGTAATCAAAAGACGCACCCTGATAGCACGACATATCTAAACGTCCCGGTGACTGCATGACTAAATCACATCCTTATAGGCCGCATTCGGGTCAGTAGGGTCAACTTGCGCCACGGGTTGCAGTTGCGTACTGGGCAAACCAGTGTGGGCAATCGGGTCAAGACCAACAGCCGCCAACGACTCCGCCGGATCATAACCACTAAGCACAAGCACGTTAGCCATCCGCACCCGCTTCTCTTCAGCTGTCAATGACTGGTCGGTTATCGTTACGTTAGCCAATGGCACACGCACCTGGTCGGCAGCCTCGTCCTCGACGGGCAACATGTCTTCCATTCTGCGCACGTCATTTATCGTGAGATACCCGGCTTGTAGGCCTGTCGAATACGCGGCAGTGCGCGCCTGAATGTTCGCACGCAGAAGAGCATCCATGTTGAACTTGATGTAAGCGTTCTCGCCACCAGGCGAACGCCTCATAAGCGGGGAAATAACAGACTCAATCTTTGCCACCATCGGCTGAATGGTCGAAGTTAAGAACGCCCGGTTGTTTTCCTCAACGCTTGCATAGGCCATCGTGCCGGGAAGCCCGAGCAGGTGCGGCGGAATGTTTAGCGCACGCGCCACATCCTCGACAGCGAAACGACGTGAGTCAATCAGGCTCGACTGTTGCGGGTCAATCTGAGTGGGTTTGAATTGTGCGCCGCCCGACAGTACGCCGGTGCGGTTAGATCGTGACCAGCCCGAGTGTCGTGAGTCAAAACCTGAACGCAGGTTGTCAGCTTGTTCCTGCGTGAGGTTGCCGGGGAACTCAATGACACCGGCAAGGTTAGTGCCCGAACCAAAGAATGTGGCCGCGAACTTCTCGAGCGCGAGAGCAAGGCCAAAGTTTTCTTTCAACGCCGTCACGCGGGAAACACCACGAACTTGACCAGGGCGCAACAAATCCGGAATGTAAAGAATCTCATCGCTCGTCAACGGTTGCTCTTCGCCCACAACATTAAACTGCAGTCGGCCAATACCGTTGCGCACGATCTCCACCGTGGTCGGATTTAACACGACCAGGTTGACAACCTCGCCCCGCCGGTTGCTATAAACCCTCACGAAACAATTACCGTCGAGCAAAAGGCTCGTGACAACCGACGAGTAAAACGCTTGCCGTGGCAAGTCAACATCAGGCTGATCAACCCAAGACGGCTTGGGACGAAACGGAAAACGCGCCCCGTCACGATTCACAAAACAATCAACCGGCAACGTCGAAACCAAATCACTGATAAGACTGACACCGCTGAAAATCGCGTTGACCTGAAACACTGTGTCATTGTTCACAACAGTGCCAGCAAGGTTGTTCAACTCAACCATGTCGCCCGAAGCCCACATGGTTTGATACGAGATATTGCGCTGCTCGAACAGACGATTGAACAACATTATTTACTCATTCCAAAAGCGAACCCGACAAGCACCAAACAAGCACCGCCAACAACCAACCCGGCAGGGAGAAAGATAAGCGACACCCCAGCCGTAATAACAGCAAGCCCAGCAATCTGCGCGGCCATCGAAAAAATTTTCATAAACCTATCCGTAGAATTGTGGAACCGGTGACTCTAGTTTACCGGATGCCCGGTCATAAGCCATGAGCAAGGCAATCGCAAGGTCAATCTTCAAACGCGGGTTACGGTAATCCTTCGTCAACCTAGAACCGCCTTTGCTGTCCATCTTCAGTATGCAGTTGTCAATATGCCGTTGAATCGCACCATCGCCGTCATGCCGAATCTTTCCTGCCATGATCCCCTCATAAAGTTTTGCCGTGGCCGGCACAAGACGATTCAAGGTTTGCGGATACTCAACAACAGGCAACCCGGCTTGCGCCCACTGGTAAGCCTCGTCCTGCCAAAACGAAACATCAGCCACAAGCTCCACACAGCCCGGATTCTCTCGCACAAAATCCATGACAGTATTCACCACAAGTTGTTTGTCCACCACCCAACTGTCGTCGTCGGTCATCTCGCGTTCCCATGAGGCCACACGCATCACGCGATAAACGTCATCCTCAAATCGCGGCTTGATAATCGCCACCACCGCTGTGCAGTCATTCTTCCACGAACCGTCAAAGCCCAGCACATACTCGTCACCCGGCTCGAGACGCACGTCATCCTCTGCAAGGTTCTCCCACGCACCAGGCGGAAGCCATGCTTGCTTTACGTTTACCCATTGGTTGAGTCGCTTCGTTCTAAATTCTGACTCTGGGGTGGTTAGCACCGCGCTCGCAAAATCCCTCTCGGCCACCAGGTCATTAAACCCCGGGTTAGCCAACCGCCATGCTTCCAAATCATCATGCTTCAACCTTTCGGGAGCCTCCCACCACGCCATGAAAAACGACGGATCAACAACCTCACCACTCGCCACCTTCTTGCCGTACTGATACAACTGATAGGCCACAGACTCGCCACCCGTCACGTCGTTTCTAAGACCTGCCGTAGTCACAGCAACCATCTGCGCCAACCCGCCACGGTTACCCATAGCCAAACTAAACACGTCATACAACGCACGATCACGATGCGCGTGCAACTCATCAAGAATCACCCGACTCGGGTTATAACCCTCTTTTGAATACGCCTCCGCCGACACAACCCGCAACACAGACTGAGACGCTGGCACATAAATAGAGTCTCGATAAATCTGCACCTCTCGGGAAAGTTCAGATTGTTCAACCATCCGCTTGGCCTCACCGAACACAATGCGCGCCTGTTCCTTTTCCGCAGCGGCCACGATGACCTCAGCA